CAGGAGCACCCAAGTCACTTGCTCCACCGACATTTCCTTCTCCTCCAACCTCTGCGCTACCCTCTTGACCATCTGGAAGACCTTCTGCACCGCCACCTTGTCCTGGCTCTATGGGCTCTGTGGGCTCAACTGGAGCACCACCAGCACCTTCTTCTCCACCTAAATCTTCTGGCATTCCACCACCACCGCCTCCACCACCGCTAGGTTTGGAGATTTGAGCTGGCAAGCGATTATCCTTACCACCCTTATCAAAGATGGTTCCTTTTTCCTCTTCCAACTGCTTACGTTCTGTTTCGTAATCAAGGTTAGGATACTTGCTAAATAAAGTCTTCGTAGAAATAAGACCTTCTTTATGGAATTCTGCAAATTGTTCCTGTTCACGTTCCTGAGCATCGATATCCAAAGACTTATACCAAGCAATCTGTGGGAGAATGAGCTGCTTCTCACCAGTATCAGGATCAACAGTATAAAATTCATTTTTCTCAGCAATAGGTCTGAAGAACTTATTAATAATCCAGTCTTCAAACTTATCACGTACAGCCTTATATTGCATGACCAATGCTTGAAGAGCCATAGTCTTGCTATTACCAAAGTTTGGACCTTCACCTAAAATAATGTTTTTGTTTACGCCTAAGCCTACGAGCAATTGATCCTGAATGTAGTCATACTCATTGTTCAAGGGGAATTGCTTACCCATAACGCTCAATGCCTCATAATGCACGATTGGAGGAGCAATGATTGTGAATGGAGGACTTTGAATGGATTGGTTGATCAACTGTCTCCAGTTATTCAGGTCATCCTTTGAAGGCATTGTGTTACTGGCTAAGTCTCCAATGGTCCACAACTCTTTTGGGAACACATAGTTCTTAGCATAAGCTGATTGTGCAAGACGAATCCAGTCCTGAAGAATCAAAGCTTTGAAACAAGATTGAATGCGTGACGTACCACGAGTAGCTGAAGGATCGGTAACACGAGCAACCTGTGATACACAATTCTCTTCAAGTTTAATATTTCTATGCTCCATAACTGCATTAACAAGCTCTGGAGAAGTTTCTTTAAGTTGTTCAACTCGTTCAATATCTTCTGGGCGAGTAGAAGAAATAAGAGCCTTGATTTCCTCAGTAGGAACCATCTCAAAGGTCTTTTTACCACTCATCATATCTGTTTTGATTTCTACAAGCTCAGGTTCTAAAAGAATAAAATTGTGCCATCGGAAAAGTTTCTTACCATTCTTAGAGGGATTTTCATCCTGGGCTAAATTACCAAAACAAATAGCCTCACCAAATTTCTCTCGTGATAAAGAGGCTTGAAGAATAAACTCAAACAAATTAAAATCTCCATTTGAAGCCATCTCTTCATAAAACTTTTTAATAGTAGGATCAGAAACAACGAGATCGAACTTCGAAAAGGGATACAATGAATGCATCATAGTGATCTGTTGAATATATGGTTCCAAATTGAAGAAAATACGAATCCACTTTAAAATTTCCTGACGAGACTTTGGAAGTACCCATGAATCTGAGGTAAGTTCAGGGGAATAGAAAAACGATTGTGTCTGTGAGACAGAATACTCACTACCTGCACTTTTATCCATTGATGCTGTCTTTCCAATACCAATAGAAAATGCATTAGCCCCAGAATTGGGGTCCTGAAGACCACCATTAAATCCTGTAGGAGACATTGTTCCTTTCTTTGAGTTACCTTTTTTTCCGTTCTTTTTACTTGCCATATTAGGCTCCTTGTTCGAACTCTCGTTTCGCTGTCAATTCATTTTGCTGTGCAATTATATTTTGTTTACTATAATATGCGACACGCTGTTTAGCCTCTTCAATATCCTTCTCTATTCCTGTTTCTTCTGCCTGTTTCAAACGTGCTTTTACAATACGCAAATTTTCTCGTGCTTTAATTGTATTACGTTTACGTGCTTCATATATATCTTGCAACTCCGCAACCACTTGCAACTTCTTTTGTGTTTGTTCTTTAGCAGTTATATGATTACCTAACTTCTCAAGACCATTAGAATACTCAAAAATATCTGCAGCATATTTATCTAAGATGCTTCTCGCTTCTCTATCAACTAAATGAGATTGAGCAACAGCATGTAAAGCATCAGATACATAGAGCAAATATTTACGTGCCTCATTAAGGGTTTGGTTTGGTTTCATAGAATGATCTCTTATAAGTATACCCTAATATCTAATCAAATCCAACGTGTTTTTACGCATTGTTATTTACTATTCGAGTTTACCTTTTAAGGCATAGGTAAGACCATCTAGATAACCCTGTACTTCAGGAAAGTCTTCACCCGTATGTGTCTTAATTAGATACTTTAAGAAGGCTTTTGTGGCTTTAAGTTCCTTTTTAAGCTCTTTATCCGAAATCATTAGGTCAACCTATCCTTTAGGAACTTACCTGAATTTGGATCTCCAGGTTGCCCTGGCATTGGTGTTCCCATACCACTTAAATTAGCGGGACCTGCAATAGGAGAAGGAATATTTCTCATTGTGCGTACAACCTTACCAGCATATGCCTTCTCTTGATCAGCACACCACACAGCAAGCACATCTGCAGAAACATGGTCATCATGACCAGCAGATGGATCTACGAAAATCTTATCATTGATACCTGCAGCAGTACGATGTCTTTCTAATAAACCCCACTGCTCATATCCTTCTTTAAAAACCTTGTTTTTCTTAATTACTTCAAGGCTTGGATATTGGACACGTCCACTGTCAAGTTCAAAAACGAATTGATCTACCATAGCATTTTTATAATTCTTGTTAGTAATTGGTTCTTTTGCACCAAAACTAACACCAGCTATTGGAATACCTTCTTTTTTAAAAATATCAATTAAACCAATAGCAAAGTTTGAAAAGTCTGCAAGACCCATAATGCATTGGAAAGTCCCGTCAATTGGATGGACCAAATCTCTAATTTCCTGCATTTGTGTAGTAGTTTCACCCTGCCACATATACTTAGCTACTATATCTTTTGTATTGTCTTGATTCTTTCTTAAAATTGTTAAAACAGTCCAGTCAAGATCCTTTTGCCCAGGCATCAAAGTACCAGATGCAGTATCAAGTCCGAAATAATACTTCTCAGTCATTTCAGGACGACCAGCCTTAAGGATAGGAAATAAACCAGACGCAAGCTTCTTTTGCTGATCACCTGATAGAACGAGGTTAATATCCTCCATCCAGATCATCTCATACTGAGTATTCCATTCAATTTCAGAATAGCCTTCCACAGAATCATAATGTAAGGTAGGATCATTAGGAAAATACTTCTCTTTAACAGACTTTGGCATTAGTTCTACAATACGCTTTGGGTATTCCTTACCTTCGTATAAAATAGATCCTTGCTGCCAATAAATATCACAATCAGCCCAGCCTTTGCGTAATACTTTATAACGAGTCCCATTATCATTACAGCTATGCCAAAAATTGTTTTTATAAAGCGAAATCCCAATCTTAATGGTCTTCGCAACAGTAAAAGACCCAAGCATTGGGACTAATTTTTCTTTAACAACGAAGTCACTAGTACGATGTGCTTCATCTAGTACCAAAACGTGAAAATGCTCTGATTCCTGAGTAGCAGTTGGTGAAGCAGAAAGAGCTTTTACAGTTGAACCATTTTTAAATTGGATGAAAGAATTTGAGGTTTTATTCCAGTCTATTTGATCATAGACCCTAGAGGTAGGTGAAAGGATACGACCAATAATATCTTCTTTAACTAGACGTTTTGATGTATCAGCTTTTGGACCAAAAATACCTACACGAAATCCTGGGTTATCTAAACAAAGCTTAACAATAGCAATAGCAACGGAATATGTTTTACCAGATCCACGAGAAGCAAGTACACCTACATATGGGAGACTAAGATCACAAACAGCGTCTAGAATCTCAACTTGATTATCATATAAATTAATATCCAAGTTGGTAAGAGCCCAATAACTTGGATTCATGGCAAGTTCGACCATGTTTGCAAGTTTAGAAGGTATTTGCGTTTCCAACATCAAATCGTATTGAGACATTATTACCTCGTACCTTATCTTTATATGACAAAATTATTTTTCGTTTGTTATCAGGTTCATTTTACGACAGATGGTACAGCGATAAATGCGCCAAAAAGCATGAAGTGAGTACTCATCTCCCATAAGGAATGAATAGATCTCGCTATAATCATGTTCTTTAGTCTTTGTGCATATATCCGTTGCTTTTATTTTCTCCATCTATTAATCCACCTAAAGAGTCCCACTCAACCATTTCTTGCTGGATATCCTTCATCCTTTGTCTCAGCACAAGATTAGCTTTTTTAATCTGAGTATGAATCTCTTTAACATCCTTTTCAATCTTTTTGATTTTGTCGGCACTCATGTTATTTACTCCCGCCGTTTCCATTTTTATTACCACTCAGCTTAATGAGAAGGTCAAGGGTATTATTAATATCCTTAGCTAGATGGTTGTAATCATCAACCATGCTTTTCCACTCGTGCAAACGCTGTTCCTGGAGACGATCATACTTCTGAAAAAGTTTATACAAAGCATAAGACAATGCTACTATCGCTATAGTAGGCAATGACAACATAGATAACATCTTAGGGTCCGTCAGTAAGTTAAGTAAAAACTCCATGTTACCTTCCTATTAAAGTGGACTTGACAGTTCTTTAAGAATAGCTAATAATTCCACATTGAGTCGTTTTAATTCTTCAAGTGAAGAAGCTGCTTCTATAATTAATTCTGATTTCTTATTCTTATTGG